TGCTGCTGTAGCTCTACCTTTAGTATCAAAAGTTACATAAGGTACTGTAAAAGAGCTTGTATTACTTAAAGTACCTCCAGCCGATGGCCCATAAGAACCGTTTGAAACTCCTGATGCTGCAAGTGTTGTAGCAACAGAATGTCCATTTGTTGTACTACCTGTTACATCACCTGTTAATGAGAAAGATGCAATATTTGTGGCGGTTCCAGCTGTTGTAGCGCTAGAAGCACTGCTTGCACTACCTGCGGAAGCCGCATATGCAGCATATCCAGACCAGAGATTTATTTTGCTATTCGCATAAATAAAGATAGGATGATATGCATACAAAGCAATTCTATATGTATCATAAGCATGTCCTAAGAGAATATAAACATATCCATCTGCGGATGTCGGTAATGCTTGCTTAATACAGCTATTGCCACTGAATTTAAGTTTACCATCGGATTGAACACTACACTGAATGTATACGTCTTTATTTGCAGTTAATGTACTACCTGTATTAAAAGCATATCTTAAATCTATTAAAGCATATCCAAGCCAGAAATAAGAGGCGGGGATAGCACTTCCACTAGCAATTGTTGTAGTGGTACCATAGTATCCAATAACACCGTCAGGAAGAAATGATGCGGTATTGAGTGCTTTGCTTGTTGCAGTACTTCCATCTACTGTATTCGCAGGAATTACCTATGTTTCAGAAGACTAAAAGCATATCATGTAATCATATATTGCTCCATTAGCAGCATATGTACTATATGTATTTCTTACATAACCAGAACAAGTATCGTTAGAGTTGGTATCATATCCAGTTTGCCAATCCCAACCACCGGCATTACTATTTCTTGAAGAATTATATACCAGTAAATAACCAGTATTTACTGCCCAATGAGTAGTAACTTCAGCATTGCCATTAGATCTATAAAGTTTTTTTGCACCTAAGCTATTTATGTTTAAAGTAATTCCAGATGCAGTTGCTATTTTATTATTAAATAAATAAATTGTTAATCCATCAAAATATTCTGTAATACCTGATATCTGAGAAGTAAAGGCAGTTGCTGTTGAAGTAGAATCTGTTACTCCAAAATAAATCTATCCTCTTATATCATAAGTGGTATCATTAATTTTTATCGCTTTAATTTTTGACATTTTTTAAACTCCTTTCTATCTTAGTATTACAAATTAATAATATAAGGCTACGTCGCCATTGGCTCCGCCAACTGGAGAACTTCCATCGGCCATAATATAAATATTCCTTGCCTACTTTGTATCATATTCATTATTATTATTACAAGTTAGAATACCAGTCATTGTATCCCCACTTTTGGAAACTTTACTTGTATCGCTGGGATGTCTATGATCTCCTCTGGCGAAGTCAGTTTCTGAGCCGACACTAGCTGTGCCATCCATTACAGGAGTTGTAGAAGAAGGACTAACACTAGATCCGCCCACTCCACTGTAAAATATCCATCCACCATCGCCAGAATTTAATGACGTATCATAAATAAATAAGCCACTAGATCCATTTTTCCATTCTGTTGTTACTTGCTGGCTAACATTATTTGATAAGAAAATAGGCTTATAATTAAGCTAGTTAATCCTTAAAGTACAACCACTTTGAGAATCAGCAATATTATTCCTAAGAAAGACAGCAACGCCATCGGTATATTCTACAATACCAGGAAATGATCCTGTAAACTAGTTATTAGACGCTGTTGCAGTTCCAGAAGGAATAAGGCCAGAAAGATTATGAACAACGCCGCCAACGCTTATTCTATAAACATTTGCCATAATATCCTCCTTAATTATATGATATATTATTAACAAAATATTCATATGCAGCATAAGCACAATCTACGCGGTATGAATAAGATGAAGCCTCACATCTTTCATAGCTTACACAAAATGCCATTGCTGCATCATATATATTTTCAATTTGAAGAAAAGCATCATAATTAAATCCTTGATAATAAAAATAACCAAAAGTATCTATTTCATACTTAATATTATTTTTTAAATAATCTAATTGTTCAAGAAGATTTAATCCTGCAATTCCATCAGAAAAAGGAATATACCACATACACAATCCATAAAAACTGTTACCGGGTCCGGCATAAATATCATGTAAGAGGTCGAGAGTTAAACCTCCAACCTCCACCATCATATTACCAAGGATCCCCGCGCACACATAATCATTATATCCTAAATCTTTAAGATATAGCCATGTTATTGTTGCTATTGGATATTCCTCAAGTTTTTGTTCAAAATTTAACCAGTATAGCTCTCTGTAGTGTGCATCCCACCATTTTTCTTTAGCAAATTGAATAACAAAATGCTCTTCGTCTAAATTAAAATATCTAGCACATTCTGCTAAAGCATGAGCATTATCTTTTTCTTCTCTACATGATTCTATTTTATCATATAGTAAAGCAAGTTCTTGTTCATTAGGCTGATATGCACGAGCCGGAATAATTGTGAAACTCAGTATCACAATGATTAATAAAGCTGCAAGTATTTTTTTCATTTTGAATTCCCTTCCTTTTAAAAAAATCTGTAGTTTAAAAATCAAGAGATATTTTATTCACTATTTCGTAGTCTTCAATAAACAGCTAAGCAGTAGTTACATAATTAAAAGTGTTTATATTACATCTTCCCAATATATTTATAGTAACACAACCCTCGGGAAGATATAACGATTGAAATTCGTCAAAGCTTGATTTAAATTTAATAGCATTAACATCGTCAGAAATAGTAATTTTAAGGGTTGGGTTTTTCATTGCGGAAACGAGTTGGAAATTTTTTGATGTTAATTTTATATTTTCAATAACTACAAGAGGTTCTTCAACCCCTTTGCCCCATAAAGTTTTGGCTTCTGCAATTCTTTTAATATCTTCAGCCTTTACCAAAGAGCTTTGAAAAATAAAGTCAACTTTATAACAAGGAGAAAAATCTATATCTTTTAATATATTATTTGTATATTGAATTAAAGGTTCAATATGTCTATCTAAAACGCTTGCTCCAAAAGCATTTTCATGACCTTCGGCTTTCGCCAATCCAGATGCATTAAGAAGTTTTTGGAAATCTTTTAATTCCGATTTATCATAACCTCTGCCAGAGCCTTCCCAAACAATAGAACCATCTTCTGTTTCTTTTTTATTAAGTAACAAAACTGGCTTTTGATATTTTGCAACTAACTGATTTGCTATTAGTCCTGTAAGATTCTTGTCTACTGGATTCTCTAACTGAATCAATAAAATTTTATTTTTATTAAGATTTTTCTCTTGGATTATATTTTCAATAATCTCTAAACTAGCATCCCTTGATTTTGCTTGCCTATTTTTTACATTCGTGCAGTTGCGGCAAGCTTGCTCTGCAACAGTTTCTAGCGATCCTTTACATCCACGCTTTGTTGAAGGAATTTCTTTTTCTCCTTCAAAATAAAGCATAGATTTAAAAAGAATTTCTTTTTCTTCCTATGTGCCAACTCGTACAGTAGCATTTACATACGGCGCCACATAAAAAGCAATACCCTCATAAGTTAAAGTTGTTCCTAGAGAATAACTTTGTTTTTCAATCATATATGAGAAAAAAGGATTTTGAATATTATCTAAACCTAAATTTATCAACTCTTTTGTTTCAAAATTTTTACATTCTACCATATCCGCAATGATTCCAAGAGCCACAAGGTCTAAATAATTAAAACTATACATTGTATCATTCATTCGTTCATCAATAAATTCACAGAATTTAAAAACGATCCCGGCGCCAGATAATTCTTTATTTGGATAAGTATCTATCTAATTATTTATTACACAAGCATAGGGCGACTCAATAGGAGTAACGTGATGATCTAAAACAAGAACATCTATTCCTTTGTCAAACAAGATTTTATGTTCATCTATCTAATTGCTTCCTGCATCTGGAACAATTACCATAGAAACATCTTCTGGTATAGTATCAATTATAATTCCATGTTGCTTCTCAGAGTGAATACGATACTAAACATAAGTTTCTGTATAGCTTGGAAACCTATCGTGCATCCAGTTTATAAGAATGGCGGCACTCGTAAAACCGTCACAGTCAGCATCGATTTGAATAAAAATTTTATCCTTTTGGCCAATATGCTTTGCCAGCATCGAAGCTCCCTTGTATATATTCTTTAATAAAGCAGGATTTAGTATGTCTTCTTCTGTGGTATTAATGTAATGAGGAATATCCTATATTTTAAATCCTCTATTAACTAACGTCTATACGATTGGATCTGCATAATCTTGAGGAGCAATAAGAGAATATTTCATTTATTTTCTCCCTTTATTATTTTTAATTTTTCTTTTAATTAGATTAATCATTTTAGTCAAAGTATCACTCGTTCTTTGAATAATGTTAAAAATTTATCTTTATCTTCATCTATTGGAGAAGATTTTAATTGAGTTATCTTATTTCTATCACAAATAAAACTTAATAAAATATCTTTTTTATATTGTTCATAAAATTTTCTATATCTTTTCTCCATTGCAACAAATTTTTCATCTCCAATATCGGTGAAATCTCTATCAAAAGCAATAATAATTTCTTTTGCTCCACAATATTTTAATAAAAATACCTGATATGAAGATAAATTACTTCCACAACACGCCACAGATATATCATTTTCATATCCAAATTCTGTTTGATATCTTAAACAAGCTTTTTCACTTTCAAAAACAATCGCTTTTTCAAAAATACCAATATTCTTTTTACTATTATTAATATTATATAAATTCATACCTAGAGGATGATTATATAATATATTATTTATTTTTAATGGTCTATATTTACCATATAATTGAGCATCTTCTATTGATAACGATCTTCCTCTTAAACCTATAAATCGAGAATTTATATCAAAATGAGGAATCGTTACTTGCCATTGACCAGGATAAAACCCTATTCTATTATGGCGCATGGCGTCAATACTAATTTTATCTACTAGCCAAGGTTCTATAATTGCATTATAATTAAAACAATCTAATATATTTGAATCAAATTCTGGCAAATTAATAATAGTGTCTGGTAAAGATTGAAGTTTATTTATTTCTTCATATCTATCATAAACAATATCTTCATCACTTTTTTCTAATTCGGTTACATCAACATCTTTACCAGATAAACCAAATTTATTAACAACCCATAAAACAGCATCATTTAAGTCCATATCTCGACTGTAGTTAAGCTGCATTATTTTTATTATTAACTGGAAGATATCAAAAGTTGATTCTTCACAACCGCCAGTATAACATTTAAATAATTTACTATTCTCATAATAATACAACTTATGACTACAATCTTCACCAAACTTATGATGACAAATTGTTAAAGATACTAATCCAAAATTTGTAACTCTTGGCTCTCCGCCAAACTCTTGCAAAACATCATATATATCATCTGATGTTAAAGAATTTCTTACTTCTTTTTTATCATAAACAATCATGCTTGCAAAAACTCCTCACTTTGAACTGCTACTTTAACATTATCTATTTTAATTAAATTATAATTATAATCTGTCGCAAACATTGGATTAATTCTACAAGTTGATAAATCTGCAGAACACCATAAATATATTCCTTTATATCTTCCTCGTCTATTTTTATAAACCGATATTTTTAATTGCGGATTCGAGAAGTGACCAGCGTCTAAGACTGGCTTTAACGATTCAACATCTTCACTTGTCACTTTTAAAATCAATGATCCATAGTCTATTTTATCGGCTATTGCTTTTGCACCTCTTAACAAGTTCTGGTCAGGTGTCTCGGCATGATCATAATCACCACTTAACTGAGTTGCTGACAAGATAAAAACGCCATACTGATTACATATATCTTTTAATTTTGTAGACAACATAAACAATATATTATCTTCTCTTAATTTAACTCCACCAGAACGACGAGTTATTTCTTCCAAGATTTTAAGACTTGTATGAATATAATCATGCATTATATATGTAACGCCATGATCACGAATATTTTTCTTAATTACATTTTCAATATCTCTTAAAGAAAAATCTGGTAATTCTTCAATATAAACAGGACTTTCCTGAAGAACTTTTGCGGCCTGAAATACTCTAATTTCTTCATCGCCTATATATTTACCATTTAATATATGTTCTTCATCTACATTCGCCAAAAATGCTAACATCATTGTTTGAACTTCTTCAAGCTCTTGCTCTGTTGTTATAAACAATGTTGGCTGATGCGCGCCTACTTTTACCCAACCTTCCATCGGATCATATACTTTATCACAACCAAGCATACATGTGTCTGCGATCATACTACGAGTTTTACCAACACCGGTCGCCGCACTCCGCAAATATAATTTTTTAAGTCTTGCTCCCCTTGTGATTGTATTAATCATTGATCCATACAAAGGTAAACCCACTTCTGGGAATTCTTTAAATTTTTCTATTAATGCTTCAATTCCTGTTCCAGCTTGATATAACTCACCTTCATTCGATTCAATAAATTTACTACGAACTTGAGATATTTTATCATCTATTCTATCAGCTATATCAACTAAACTTGAACTATCAAGATATTCTTCTTGAGCCTGCTTTCTCTTCGCATCTATAATATTATCGGGATCATATATATCTGAAACATCGACCCCAAAATTATCATAAGCTCTTAATAATGTAAATTTCTTCATTCTTTGATAATAATAATCAAAAGAATCTTTATCTTTACAATTATCAGAAGCTTTCAGTAGCCATTCATCACCTTTTGCATTTTTATAAATTGCTTCATTCTTTGGTCTTGAAGACAAAAAATCTGCTATTGTTTGTAGACTAATTTTCTGAACACCCTGTTGCCATAACTTTTGGATTGTACCAAAAATTATCTGATGTACTTTCTCTGGAAAATCATCTTCAACAATATTATATTTATCTTCATAATCCAGTAGGAAGGGATGATTATAAACAATACCTATTACATTGATGATGGCGGTCATATCTACATATTTACTCGTTGCCATCTTCCACCTCATCATCATCTAAAAAATCAAAGCTACTTTTTTTCTTAACTTTTCTTTTTGGCGGTTGGATTACTACACTTATATCTTTTGGCATATAATCCGAGATATTTTTTCCTTTATTTATCTATTGCGCCAACCATATCCCATAAAAATAATCATTACTTTGTTTATAAATATATGGAACTATACCAATCGATCCATTTGAATCTGCTATTGAATTTTTTTGTATCTCATACCAATATATTAAACTTTTTAAAATACCAGTATAAGTATAATTATATTTACTTCTATAATTATCTATTAATCCTTTTGTTCTTATATCAATTTCTGAAACATGAAATAATTTCTTTATATACGATTCGAGTGCTATTCTATCTTTTTCTTCTTGAGTTTTTCTTGCTTCTTCTTGCTTTACGCACTCCGGATGCGCAAAACGACGAGCGCTTAAAGCCACAAAATCGACTTTATCTCTGTCAAATTCTTTTTTACAATAAACACATTTTACTATATGCAATTTGCGCACCTCCTCCTATATATATTATAACATAAAAAAATAAAAAAGTCAAATAGACACCACTCTACTTGACTTTAATGTAAAAGAAACACAGTCTCTTATTTTACCATTGTACCTTTAATTTCATCTATAATAACAGAAATAAGTTCTGCCTGATTTCTAGTCGTTTCACTAACTTTGCGGCCTTTGCCAAGAACTTTCTCTACGATTGCTCTAATCTTTGGTGGGTTATCTTGCGGATCCTCATCTACAAGACGTTTAGCCAAATCGCCAAACTCTGTAACGAGTTTGTCATAGTCAAAGGTCGGCGCCACGATAGCTGTGCTACCGCGTTCATCGGTTACGAACTCATTATTAAAACTTTTTGCCTCTTTATCAATAGCTTCGTTCAAAGCATCAACAAGGGCTTGATATGAAAATTCTGGAAGCTCAGAAACTATATACTTAAATCTACTTCCCGTATCTACGCTATTATCGTCTGATCTAAGAATCATCTTAACCTTGCTGGTTCCATTATCATTATACTTTGCAGCATAACAATAAAGGTCAGCCATATTCTTGGCGATTTCATTAAAAGAAGAGGGGCAAGAAGGAACGATCTGATTATAGGAAGTTCCATCTTTTCTCTTAAACTCTTTTTCTTTCGCATGAGAAATAAAGACAAGAGCATATCCAAGCTGTGTTATTGTCCTGAACACATCTTCAAACTCTTTCTTAGCCATTGCCCAACCGCCGCCATAAGGGACGTCGCCGAGTGTATCTACATCAGCCTGCTGACAAACATATTTTTCACACAGGCCAGCAGCTATATCTATTGTATCTACTATAACAGACTTGTAGATTTTTTGGACTTCTGCTTTGCGGAGTTCTCTTACAACACTTTTAAGATCACTCCAGCTTGTTATATCTTGAGCCATAATACCAGGAATAGCATTATAGCCTTTTTCGAAAGCAAGTAACAAGCAACCTTGCATCTATGCAGCCAGAGAGGTCTTACCGGTTTTTGGCTCCCCATAGATATAGGTTATATACCCTGACAGATCTCTGGATACTTTATGCGGGGTTATTGCTAAAAGATTTATAGCCATAATTTATTCCTCCAATAAATTAAAACTTAAAATCATCATCAGATCCGCCAATTACTCCTGAAGCAGTAGCTGTATCAGCAGCCGGAGCGGCATTTCCACCATTTCGAGATTCATAATCAGCCTTAATAGAAGCCAGCATTTTTTCTCTTTCTGCGCTCCACTGAGACAGCTCTTCTATTGTCAGAGTATCTTCGCCAAATTCATACGGCTCAGCCTGTGCGTTAGTAATGACGTATTCTTTCTTCGGAGTAACTATCTCTCTTACTACTGGACCGCCAAACGCAGATTCCTCTTCATATCTGCGAACAGTCTGCTGAACTACCTGCTTACCACGAATTTTTGTGAATACTGGCAGACTCTTACTATTTGCAAACCCCATAAAATAATCAATTCCTGCGGGCATATAAATTGCAAATTCAACTGGGATAAGTCTCTTTGCATAATCGAATACAACGCCTTTTACTGCTGCATGATATGCAATATTCTTATCGGGATCTTCATCAACTTCTTTTACTCCTGTGATAACTATATCTTCAACAAAGGAGTTTCTTTCTGCTTCTGTTGCATGAAGTTTCTGAATGAGATGAATAAATCCGCCTTCATTTCTTGGAGCAGATACAAGATTTCCATTTGACGGAGATACAAAATCATTAATGGCGAGTGCAGTTGAAACATTCAGCTTTGCGGCCTCCGCCACGCTCTTTGACATAACAGAAGGAATAGTTCCTTCAAGAATATCTTTCAGAGTTGCATATCCATCTCTATTCTCCGGAACATATGAAAAATGAACCGGCACTATATTCAAACAGTCATCATCAGTTGCAATTTTAATTTCACCTGTTATAAAATGCAGACCCGGTGTCTTCGCATTCGGACCCGCGACTCTTTCTTTCAAATTATGTTCATACAAATAACCTTCAAGATAAACACTATTATTAAACTTTTTCTTAGACATTTTTTTTCTCCTAATAAATATAATTAACTTTTTCTTACAAATATATTATAACAAAAATTTTTTTATTTTGCAACTTTACTGGACACGGCCGCGCCACCTCTCGTCATGTTATAACCGTAGTCAGAGCTTCCAAAGTAATCGATCCAATATTTCTCACCATTGTTCAATTCAGTAGGTGATTTGCAATATTCCATAATTTCAAAAGTAAAATTACGAATACCATCTTCTTGCATATCTTTATACATTAAATTATTATTAGCATCGATACCAAGTCCGGCTTTAACATGAGTTTTAAGACGGTCAGCAAATGAGGTCGCCTAGCCTATATAAACTTTCTGATTGATTAGATTTTTAATTTTATAGATACCCATTCCTTTTTCTTTTGGATCAAGAATACGATCCAGTAGGTCAGAAGTGGCATCACGATAGTAACCTTCCCATAACATTTTTCTTAATGGGCGTTTTTCTCTAAAAGATGGGATAATTTCTCTAATTTTATTAATTTCGGCCCAATCTTCATCAGACAAAATAATCTTATGTTTTTGATCTTCATCGGCGATTTGAGCTTCGCGCTTGGCGTTCTCATTGGCTTCATGAACTCGTTGTTTTAAAAGATTTAAAGCCTCCGATGCTTTTTGCGCTTTTTCACTAAAATCTTTAATTGCTTTTTGATAATTATTCACATTATCTTTAATAATATCTAAATATTCCTATTTAATTTGATCTTCATATTCAGAATATTCAATACTTAATTTTTCAGCGGCTCGTTCAAATTCCTACTCCATCATTGATTGATAAGTAGTGTACCAATTTGTGGCAGCCTCTTCTGCGGTAACTTTCGAATTTTGCATTAACTCTTGCAGGCCTTTGACTTTTGTATCTAATTCAGCGACAGAGATTGAACTATTTTTTTCTATTTCCTACAAGTGTTCAATGTGTTTGAGAAGATAATCTCGTTTTTCTTCTAATTTTTGATTTTCTTCTTCGATAAAAGTATTTTGCTATGCTATCTTTTTTAATTTTGGTCTAATGGCACAAAAATAAATAACTAGCATGGCAATTGTAATACCAAAGAGAATAAAAGATGGTATAATAAACCAATCCATTATTAGACCTCCTTAATGAATAAAAAGGCGAGATCTAAGTCTCGCCTCTCTATATTCATTCAACCTTATTATTCAGCATCTGCTGCATCGAGGTCAAGAGCCTTACCTTCATCGGTAAGAACAAGGAACTTCACAGCGGTGTGAGATCCATCTTCATTCTCGATCTCAGCGGGAACTCTAATGCCGTAACCCTTTCTCTGAATAGCGGAGGTGAAAATGCCGTTAACACTAGCCTTTGCCATTCCAAGATCGTCTGCTACGTCCTGAGCTGTTACGTTAGCATCTGCTCCGAGACCCTGAAGATACTTAAAAACTGCCTTTGTTGATTCTTTCATAGCTGCCATGGTAATAAATCTCCTTTTTTTCCTTTGAAAAAATTTTTTTCTAAAAAATATATTTAAGCATTTTGCTTACAAGAATATTATATCATAAATAAAAAATAAAGTCAAATTTTTTATTTAGATTTTTCTAAAAAATTTTGAATTAGTTCATCTAGCAAAACTAAATCATTCATATCTTCAACCCTATCTGTTAGTGATAAGATTGTTCCTTTAGCTTGTTTAATCATATAATCGGTAGAATCAGGATTACTTATAATAGCTTCTGCTTCCGCCATTCTTTGAGCAATTTCTTTTAATTCCTTTTTTTTCATAGAAGGGCTTTTCCTTATTTAAAATAATAACATTTTTTTCTTAGAAAGTCAAAAAATTTTTAATAAAATCTTCTTCTGTCATTATAGGAATATTTAGTTTTTTTGCTGAAAGATTTTTAGAAGAGTTACTGGTAACATCATTATTTATTAAAATAGATGTCTTTTTTGTAACAGAATCTACAACCTTTCCACCATTATTCTCTATATCATTTTTTAAACTTTCTCGGTTTTTATATTTTTTTAATTTTCCGGTTATTGCGATTTGCATATTTTGCAAATTGGCTCCAGAAGGCTCGGAAATATTATTTGAAATATTTAAATAAGAATAAATTTTATCTGCTTCGCCAAAATCAAAATTAGTCAACGATATTGTTTTATTTTCTGCAAAACCATCAATAGTTGTAAAATCAAAATTATGTGAAATTTTTTCTTTTAAATCTTCATAAGAGGTAATAACTTTTGATAAATCTCTTGCGACCGATGGCCCAATCAAGGGAATCCCAAGAGAAGAAAGAAAATTAATCAGAGTAGTATTTTTACTATCTTCAATAGCTTGAAGAATATTATCAACTGATTTTTCTCCAAAACCAACTTGATTAATCCATTTATCACGATACTTTTTTAATTCAAAAATATCATGTAAATCTGTTATCCATCCCCACTCTACTAATTTTTCAAGAGTTTTTCCAGAAAGTCCTTTAATATTTAACCCAGCCTTTTTACTACAAAAATGATCCAACTTATTAACAAGTTTCCCCTCGCAAGTCGGATTATCACAATACAAAAATTCTGTATTTTCTGATTTGGATATTTTTAAATCCGGCGATCCACAGGCTGGACAAATTTTGGGATAATCTATGGCTTTTGCACTATCATAGTTATCTTTATCAGCTCTTATAATTTGTGGAATAATTTGATTTGCTTTTATTATGGCTATCTCTTGACCAACATAAGGAGTTCCTAAGACGTCTTTCATAATACTTAAATTATGAAGTGATGCTCTGCTTACAACAGAACCTTCTAATTCAACAGGCTCAAAAAGGGCGATTGGTGTGATTATTCCAGTTCTACCGATGCTCCATTCTATTCCTGTTAAAGTAGTTATAGCCTCTTCATCATAAAACTTATATGCATAAGCTGCTCTTGAATGATGAGAGGTGGCGCCGAGCGATTCGCCATAATCCACATCATCAAACCTACCAACTATTCCATCTATTGGATATCCTAATTCTTTTACTTCGTCTTTTATTGCTTCTATATCACTTTCAACAATATAATTACAAAGTTTCATAGGCGGAACAAGAAAACCCAGAAAAGAAAGTTCTTTCATTCTTTCCATAAAACTATTATAGTTAGAATTAAAACCTTTAATAAAATTCCAAGCTACAAAAGTTAATTTTCTTTCTGCGCATTCATTAGCATTAAGAAGTCTAATAGATCCACTTGCAAAATTTCTTTGATTGGCATAAATATTTTCAAATTTTTTAAAATTTTGTGCCGTACAAATAATTTCGCCGTCTACTACAATATCATCTTTTTTAGAAATAGACAGAGGAATTGATAAAAGAGTCATTGCACAGTGAGTGACATCTTCTCCCTCTTCGCCATTTCCTCGCGTTTCAGCTCTTATTAATTTACCATTTTGATAAAATAATGAGCAAGTTAAACCATCTAATTTTGGCATTAAAACACAATTTCGTGAATTAAAATACTTTTTAAATTCATCAAAATCTTTTGTCTTGTCCAGAGAGAGCATAGGGTGGTTATGTTTGACTTTATTTAAAGCATTAACTACCTTATATTCTATCTTTTGAGTAGGAGAATTTGGATATAACAGATTTGTACTATTTTCAAGATTCTTTAACTGAAAGTATAAATCATCCCATTCTTTATCTGTCATTATTGGACAAGATAGCTCATACATCTCTGCGGCTTTATTTAATTTTTCAATTAAATTTTTCATAGTTATTGCAACTTCTTGATTATCCATATTAATTCTCCTTCCTATATATATTATAAAATATTTTTTTATAAAATTCAAATTTTACTAGCAGAAAGGATTTTTTCATCTTTGATTACTATAGATCCAGATGTTGCACGAGTGCTAAGAGTTAATTCTTTAGCTTCAAGACATATAGACTTAGCCTTTCCCGCAATTAATATTTTGTCCGTAGGGTTAACCAAGGAAGCGCATGAGATATTTCCAGTAGAGGAATTAATTTTATAGCAACAAACCCCTTTTCCATTTCTCTTCTGGGTATTAAATTCAGAAAGAGAAGTCATCTTTCCATATCCTTTTTCAGTAAAAATCGCAATATTATCATTTTGATCTCTTATTGGTAGCGCTCCTACAACTTCATCATCGGCGCCAAGAGATATTCCCTTTATACCAACGGTTACTCTTCCAGAAGTTGGGAATTCAGAAGCCGGACATCTTATAGATAAACCTTTTTTAGTAAATATAATAATATCTTCTTCATCAGCGAGAAAAACAGAAGCAAGACGATCATCTTCTTTAATTTTTATTGCTTTTGTACCAGTTCTCTTTTTTATTCCAGTATATTCATCAAGGCTTGTCTTTTTAACAAGACCATTTTTAGAAACAAATACAACATATTTTGCAGAAGTATCTCTGTAAATAGAATAGATAATCTGCGGATTCTCGTTTGGCTCCATTTCAACCAAGGCTTTAACAGGGATACCTTTAGATGTTGCATTTCCTTCTGGAATATCATCAACTATTAGCCTATACATATTACCCATATCTGTAAATATCATTAAGCTATCTACGGTGTTTGTGCGGAGTATCATAGAAGTCACATCTTCTTGAGTTTTTACTCCTTTTCCACCTCTCCTTTGAGGCTTATAATTAGTATCAGATATTCTCTTTAAACTTCCATTTTGAGTTAAAATTACTACACATTTTTCTGGCGGAATCGCTGCAATTTTCTTTTCTTCACTATCTTTTGGCTCTGCCAGCTGTGTTAATTCTGTTCTGCGGTCATCGCCATACTTTTTCATAATCGCAGTTAAACGATTTTTTAATTCATTTAACGGATTAGCGAGAACCGCGTTAAGACGAGCTACTTCTTGTTTCAAACCTTTAATTTCTTCATTAAGTTCAATCTTTTCAAGGTTTGCCAACTTACCAAGCTTCATATCTGTAATAGCTTGTGCTTGCGATTCTGTAAATTTATATTTTTGACAGAGGTTTGTTCTAGCCTCGGCCGCAGATTTTGATTTTTTTATTAAAGAAATAATATTATCTATATCTTCAAGAGCTTTTAGTAGTCCTTGATCTATCTCTAATTTTGCATTTGTTTTGTCCAGATCATATTTAGTTTCTCTTTTTATACATTCACTATTATGATTTACATAAATTTTACAACAATCTTTTAAATTTAATTCGGTTGGCGTTTTGCCTATTAATCCAACCATATTATAAGAAAAAGAACTTTGCAAATCAGTTTCTTTAAATAATTGGAAAATAGTTTTATTTATATTAGCATCTTTTTCACATTCGAGTACTAATCTAAATCCATTTTTTCTATTACTTTCATTTCTAATATATTTAATTCCTTCTACCGAGCCATCTTCAGAAGCTTTGCCAATTTCATCCATAATAGCTTCTGTAGTTACTCCATAAGGAATTTCATAAAAAACAATATTGTTTCCTTCAAGCTTATATTTTCCACGAATTTTAACACTACCATGGCCAGTTTTCATAATTGAAGGAATCTCGTCTTTATTTATAACTAATCCTCCAGTAGGGAAGTCCGGGCCGGGAAGCGTTGGCTCTTTTCCATCTATATAATCAAATATTGCTTGGCCGACCTCGTTCAGGTTATGGGGTGCCCAACTACACGCCATGGCGACGCCTATGCCAGAATTAGGGTTACAAAGAAGATTTGGAAAATAAGATGGAAGAGTTACTGGTTCATCTTTAGTTTCTGAATAATTGGGTATTGTATCAACGACATTCTTCTTCATTCCTACAAGCATTCCATCTTCTGTGATTGGCGCCAGGCGTGCTTCTGTATAACGGTATGCTGCAGGTCCATCGCCATCACGGTTTCCCTTTGATCCATGGAAATCAATTAGAGGATATCGCATTACCCATTCTTGAGACAATCGCACTAACGCACCATAGATGCTGCTATCGCCATGAGGATGAAGGTCCGCCATTACCTTCCCCACGATATTTGCACATTTTACATGAGGCTTTTTAGAATTAAAACCTTCATCATAAGCACTATATAAAATTCTCTTTGCTACTGGTTTGAGACCCGTTTTAGCGTCTGGTATCGACCTATCTGTATTCACTGCTACCGCATATTCAATAAAATTAGTGCCTAATTCAGTAGTAAGATCACTCAGAATCTCGTTTGCCATAAATTGCTTCCATCCTTTCTTCAAAATCTTCCAAAGCCTCTTCAAAATAATATAATTTAGTAATTATTTCTTCTACGGCATTATTTTGTAGCTCTGTTGGATAATCTCCAATGCCACGATAATCTCCACGCTTATATTTACCACAATAGAGAATATCACCCCATTGATTCGTCTTAGTGATTCTATTGTTCGGCATTATGAGTTGTCTCCTTATTAAGAAAATCAATTATTTCATTAAGTTTGTCAATAATATCATCAAAATTTGGATGGTTTATACAAGTTCGTCCATCAAGAGAGCTGCTATAATATTCTAATTTTTCAATTTTATTTTGCATTATAAGTAGTCTCCTCTTCAACAAAATATTTATTATTCATTTAATCACTCCTGATTATAAGTTGCTTCTTCTGAATGCTCTTTAATATATAACTTTCTCGGAATAATAGCAGTTCCCATTAAATCGTCAAATAACTGCTTTGCGGCATCCGCATCATCGATTGTGACTTGGCGAATGATCCTCTGATCAGGGTCAGTTAATGTTTCTTCCGTTTCATCGGCGTCCATCTCCCCTAATCCCTTCATCCTGTTGACTTTGTAAGACCGTCCTTTGTTCTCTGCACGATATTGCTCTAATGCTTCATCATTCTTAATGTATTTATAACCTTTACTAGTTGTTATTTTGTACAGAGGCGGAACGCCAGCATAAATATATCCATCTTTAATAAGCTGAGGACAGAAATTCCATATGAATGTGTAAAACAAGTTCTTGATATGTGCCCCGTCAACATCAGCATCTGACATAATTATTATCTTGCCGTAACGTAGTTTATTCCTATCATATACAACTTTCATTGTTTTTGGATCAATTTCCAATCCAAAGGCATCTAACATTGTCATGATTTCAGCATTCTTTTGAATCTTGTCAAGGCTTGCCTTATGGGTGTTCAAAATCTTGCCGCGAACTGGTAACACCGCTTGAAATTCATTATTTCTTGCGAGTTTCATATTACCAGACGCTGAATCGCCCTCGGTGATGTATAGTTCACACCGTGATCTATCTTTACTATAGCAGTCCGCCAATTTTGAATCAAATTTTAATGCTTTTTCTTTTTTAACTTGTTTTTCTCGAATGGCATTTCTAGCTTTATCTGCGGCTTCTCTTGCTTTTCTAGCCATTTTTGCTTTCTCGAAAATAAGTTTTATTTCTTTCTCATTAACAATAAACCAGTTATGAAGCTCTTCAGTTATAGCATTTGTATACGGAATCATTTCAATTTTAGTAACTCTCGTCTTAACCTGCGCATCATAGCCAACGCCAGCCGCAGTTATATTAAATACTATATATAACCCCTCCTGGATATCGTCACCAGAATAATTCTCTTCGCCATCTTTAAGCCACTTTTTTTCTTTAAAGAATTTATTAAACTCTCTTGTTAAAAGCGATTTGATTTGAGTAATATGCGGTCCGACTGTTGTAAGACCAGTATTAACATATGGAACAATTTGAAGAGAATAATTTGATGTATAAGTCATGACCATGTTTATTTTATTTTTTCCATTTTCATAGTCAAGATCAAAACGATTACTTATTAACTCTTTATTTTTTACCGCATCATCTACTAAATCATTTAGTCCATTTTTAGAAAAATAACGAATTTTTTCTCCATTATTATCTAACTCGATAGTCAAACCAGGACATAAGCATGAAATAGTCTTGAACAGACTTTTTATTTCACTTGTATTAACTTCTGGATGAGTAAAGAACTCTTCACTAGGTTCCCATTGAACTAATGTACCAGTTGTTTTATTTTTCCATTCTCCAGAATCTCGATGATCAAATTCTCCTTCTTTAAACCAAATGTGTTCATATTGCCCATCTCGATATGTGATAACCTCAAGCCAGTGACTAAGGAACGTCGTAATCTTACTGCCGATACCGAATGATCCTAACGAGGTTCCACCATACGTTCCATCTTCACGATATTTTCCAGATGTGTTAAGAACGCTAAAAGCGGCTTCGAGAATTGTTTTACCATCATCACGGAAACTATTTGGAATAAAACCTTGGCCAAAGTCTTCTACTATTACAGTCGATCCTTTTAAAGTTACTTTAATAAGATTACCATGACCTAAGTTATATTCATCAACCGCATTAGATATAATTTCAACTAATAGCTGTGTTGCATACGTACAATCGCCTGCATATACTTGCGGTCGAAGCCTTGTAAATTCAAGAGGTGATAATGATTCTATTGAATTTTCTGTGTATAAATTGTTTTGATTTGTCTTCGTTGCCATTATTTTGTGGTCGCCTCTCCTTTCGCCAATTTATCTGCTAATTCATTCCATCGATTTCCATTATGTCCTTTTATGTGATGTAAATCAATTTGATAACCAGAATGTTTTAAATCATACATTTTTTGTATTAAATCTAAGTTTTCAGGAATTTTTTTATCAGATTTAATCCAACCATTATTAGCCCAGGTATCCATCCATTCGTTATATGTCCGTACACTATAATTACTATCACTATATACTACTGGAATAAAAAAACCATTATTTCCATAGTTTTCTATAACCCAAAGAATACTTTTTAATTCTTCTCGATTATTTGTTGTTGGTTCAAGACTTTCTTGATGAATTAAAAGTTCTGCACAATCTAATTCTTCATTTACACCAACAACGCCAAATCCACCATACTTATGCTTATTATTGGCGCTTCCATCTGTATAAAAAACCATTTTTTATCCTTTCTAGTTTTATTTTTCTTATCTATATAAATTATATCATTTTTTATCTTAAAAGTCAAAAAAAAATAGGGTTACGATAAAAATATCGTAACCCTAAAATTTTTTTATTAAATTCCGTATCCGGTATCAAGATTTGACTGAGGCGTTTCATACTCATTTTCATCTTCTTGTATTTGCGCTAAGGCAGTTTCGTAAACAATGCCGCCTTGAGTATTTTCCTTTTTTGACTTATTATAATAAAATCCCTAACTTACTGCATATGCAGTCCAGGGGAGAGCTGAAAAACTAGTTAACCACGGAATAGATCCAGTATAACCTTTTATAATACACAGATAGGCTAATCCTAAAAATGCTAATGTTTCAACCCAAATAAGAAAAGACTCTTGAATTAACAGAGTCTTGGAAAATTCTCTTTTCTTTTTTCTTTTCTTTACTTTTCCCTTGCCAGTTTCAATAATTATTTTCATTTTCTATTACGATAGAATTTTTGATAAAATCTCTTCATAATAACTGCTGATTCTTCTCTTGACAAGGGTTTCTGGGGCATTGTATTACATTTTTCATCGCCAACGATTAAGCCCATTCCAACAGCCCAATCCATAGCTTCTTTACTCCATTCATGACCTTCGCGCTGAGCAAGATTTTTAAACGCCTAATCTAACATAGCATCAAACTTTTCCTGCGTCATTTCACGTTCCTCCTTGATTTCTTCTAATCTTGCATTTACATCTTTTCTAAAGCCGTCCATAGTATAAGGCATTTTTAACTATTTCCATAAGTGTTCTGGGTCGACATGGCGATCTGCCCATCCTCTTAATCCACCCTCATTATGAGAAATAATTACTCCATCTTGTAGTGGATTTAAATTAAAATCTGCACATAAAATTGCAAATAATTCAACTGCAGAATTATATGTTCTTGTTGTCATTTCTCTAGCTCTTGGCCAATTATTTACTGCAAAACCAGCGCCTTGACCATCATATTGTATACAATCTGGTTCGCACATTTCAACACCAATGTGTGTATTATTAGCATAACCACCAGCATGCCATCCACGCCAATACCATGGCAATGTTTGATATACATCACCAGTATATGCATCAATAAAACCATGTACACACGCTCTATCAAAAGTTGGCTTGTTAAACAAGTTTATAAAATTCTATGCAGAAGCACAAGAACACCCCACACTATGCAGCATCAATCCCTTAACTATAATTTGCTGATTAGCGGTATAGCAAGGATTCTATGTCATAATACTTTCTATAATTTGCATAAAAAATCCTCCTTTTTATCTACCTTTATATTATTTAAAAAGAAGGGTTATTTATTTAATTATTTTTGTCCATCATTTGCTTTTGCTCGATTTTTTCGTAAAATAGAATAAATCGTAGCTTTATTACTTATAAACTCTTTTAATTCTTGATATAAAGATTTTATAGCCTCTTTATATAGAATATATTCTGTTTTAAAATTCAACATTTCTTGATAAATAACATTAACTTCATAAGAATTTGGTTCAACTTTTCCATTATTAGATAAAATCCTATATAATCTTTCAAAAGTTTCATATCTAATTCTGGCATCATTTTTTAATTTCTTACTAAGTTTTAACATTGCTCTTTTTTCTGCAATACTTAATCCAGTCTTTTCAGAGCAAAAGTCTCTATCCTAGGTATGACATTGTGCTTTTCCAGTAAATTTAGCACCCTAGTATGTTAAAGTACAAGTGGCGACGCCAGTTTCCGCATCCCAACTTGAGTCATAATTTTTCATAACTACTCCATTGTTTTATTTTAAACTTCTCTTTGTATATATTATATCAAAAAATTTTGTTTTTGTCAAATTATAATATAACTATAATTATTATATAATAAATATATATTATATATATATTTTATTTATTCCCTATTACAATAGGGAATAAATAAAATAAAAGGGAGTTATCTATAATTATAGATAACTCCCTCAACATTTATAATTCTTAATTGAAATTTGACAAAGAGGAAAAAATATAGTATAATATATATGTAAACTTCTCTTAACTTCATAAAATGGAACCGAGCTATAGGTATATCTATATCTCGGGGTTTTGTCGTACCTTAAATTCCAATTATTAACAATCCGTTAGTAATACTCGATGGTGTCAAACCGCCAATCTATTCCTTTACATAAGAAGTGACTGCGCCAGCCAAAGGAATACTCTATGTCTCTTCTGGAATGTCCTAAATCTCATCTATAAAGGTTTTATCAAATTTAATCTATGTTCCGGTAACAGTAATAGGACTTACGCCAGTATAAGTTTTACCCCAGCTTCCTTGATTTTCATTAATATAATCATATACATCATTGATCTCATTATCGGTGTAATCTTTTGCGTCATTAGCTTGGTCATAAGCATATTCTTTTGCTCCGACAATTTCTTCATCAACGTAAGATGTTATAGCATTATTCGTAGGAATATTTAACGTTGATGTTTTATTATTATCATCAATCTAAGCGGTTATGCCATATTCAAATTTAATAGTTAATCCATCTATTGCTATTGGATTTTCACCAACGTATGTTTTACCCCAGTCTTGACTATGAGTTTGAGCATATTCATCTATCATAGTAGGAACATTATCTGCGATATATTCAGTTACCGCTTTATTAGTTGGCAATCTATTTGTGGCGCCAGCTTCGCCAGGTGTAATTGTTTCATCTAATATTCTATTGAACATTATACTTGTGCCACTAATTAAAATAGGGTCAACGGCAGTATATTCAGTACCTCCGCCTCCTCCTCCAGTAGCACTAATAACATTTGTATTTGGATCTATTGTAATATTGGCGCCGGCTATAAGTTTATCTTGTTTTGCGACAAGCTCTGTTTTCGTTGCTAAAGGAGTAATTTGTTCCTATACGTAACTTTCAGATGCTAATCCTGATATAGCTGTATCTACATAATCTTCTGTAGCAAAATCTTTTATTAAATTGGTAACATAATCTTCAGACGCTAATCCTTGAATTAATCCAGAGATATTAATCAATTTTCTAGATCCATTTTCTCTAAGTAATTCAATATTTTGACTTATTGAATCATAAGAGCCGTCCATAAATTTATCTTGAGATAATTTTTTTAGTGCAGATATAGGTAATTGCCCATCTTCTAGAAGAGGAAAAGTATTTCCATCACTTTTCTAAAGATAAACAAAAATTTCATCTTTTGTAGTATCATAACCAATTCCAACTTTTACAGCAGCATCGTCATTATTAACATAATCCTCTAAAATTGTATGAATATTGGATTTAGTATAATAATCTTCGCTATGGAATTCATCCCCGCCCGCAGGCATAATACCAAGTTCAGATAATGATTTATTACCTTCTAAGGGAACATTATTTATAGATGGTTTATTAATTAAATCATCATAATTACCCGTGCCTCCTGGAGTAATACCAAGTTCTTCAGAAGTCTTATTACCAATAAGTGTTACTCCATTAATACTTGGCTTGTTGCTTAAATCTTCATAATCACCAGTTATAGCAACCCTTGCTAAGCCACTAATAAATTCAGCCGGTAATTTATTATTTAAATCAATTTTTTCTTGTAACCCGCTAGTCATAGAAGAAACAGGTATCTCTATAATTTCGCCATCTTTATACTCAATAATTATAGTATTATTATCTGCATCATAAGATACAGATAATACTAATGATTCTATTGGTAAATCAATTGTATTAGATGTATAAATTGCTTCATCATCTTTGTTATATAAAATAGCTTTAAATTCATAAGTGGTAGGATCACATTCTAAACTGATTTTTGAACAAGTATTTAAATCAGATGGAATATTTTCAATTGCTTCAATTATTTCGTGGAGAACTTCATCCAGAGTTTTATTTTCATAGTAAACAGAATTTGCATGAGAAGCAAAAGAAACTATCTGCTTACGATGTTCTGTCATAAAATTTTTCTTTATAAAAGGCTTGTTTTCTGCCATATTAGTCTTTACCTCTCTTTCTTCGCAATATTCCTTTATTATATTTAAAAAAAGATCGGTCGATTTTAATTTCTTTTGACCAAAAAAAGAAAAAGGCGAGATTTCTCTCGCCTTTTATTATTTGGTTAATCAATAACCGAATACCAGTGGACCTGTGTAATGGATTGGTGTCCATTCAACAGGCTGGCCGAAATAGTCTATTCTTACTGCCAGATATTCTCTATTTTCAATAACACCAAGAATTGTTTCTCTGTCAGTTGAGTCAAGTTCAGTGTCTTTAGTAATAAGAACATAAGGCTTCAGCACATACTCATCGGCATTAAAATCAATACAAAGAACAGTCATAAGATATGTATAATCATATTCTTCATATTCAATCTCTGCTACGGGCTGTAAGAAGAGTACTTCATTAGAAACATAAATTACTCTATTACCATAGCAAGTGATCCAAGATTCGCCAGCCTTGTATTCATCGCCGAAGAAGAAAGCACCGCGTGCGAATCTATCATCGACAGAACTCAGCCTAGAATCTGTCTTACGCCAAATAATGACATTATAAAGAGTATCGTCAACGAAAACAAGTTCGATTTTATCATTCTGCTCATCTGGAATGAAATCATCCTCTTCCATATCAATAGGCATACCGTTCAGGTAGAAATTAACACCATCTTCAATAGCTTCATCAACAGGATAGAACGAATGAGCGTCGAAGGCAAATCCTCTCCACATATTATTCATTCCATAGTAACGACCACGAACTCTTTCAGAAACAACCTCGTCCGGAATAGCATCTCTTTCATAATCTTTTACAATATCACCAAAGCCTTCGAAAGTAGTAAAATCAGATCTTAATGTATATTTTCTTCCGAAGTTTTCTCTGAATATGGCTTTCAGTTCATAAGGTTTACCCTCATAAAGCTCAACCAGATGCAGATCAAGTGCATTATAGATTATCTGGGCGACTTCGCCACGAGTTACATATTCAGTATCTCTAGCAAATACGTCTTCACCGAGACCCTTTTCTAAAGCAATAGATATAACGTTAGAGGGCCATTTGCCTTCCAAATTCGGAGCATCATATCCAAGAGCATTAAGCATAATAGTAACCATTTCTCTGAAAGTGATATTGGCTTCTGGCTTGAAATAACCATTACCATAACCATTAACGAGTTTCAGTTCAGCTGCCTTTTCAACGTAAGGAGCATACCACTGATTTGTAACATCAACGAATAGCTCACCATACTCAGCAGGCAGTGTGTCTGTAATTGCGGCAACCATTAACTTTGCTACTTCGGCTCTTGTTATAAGTCTATCAGGTCTGTACGTACCATCTTCATAGCCATCGATAACGCCAAAATCAATAAGACACTCAATAGCATCTTCATTTATATGATTTTCTATATCGGTAACTGCAAAAATGGGTGTGATACAAAACACAAGCGTAAGAATAAAAGCAAGAATTTTCTTCATAACTTTTCCTCCATAAATTTTTTAGATAGCCCAAGGATTTGAACCTCAATCTAAAAGTCTTACATTAAACGAGGCTATCATGTAGAAAGGAAAAGAAAAAATTTTATTCTTCTTTTATTATTTAATTTTTAAATTAATTGTCTTTTTTATTTTTGCTATAATATTGACAAGCAGCCTAACAATCTAAAATTTTTTTCTCTGTAATAATTGGTTTATTATATAATAAGCAATAATTTTGTAATAACAAAGAATAGTTTGTATTAATTGTTTTTAAATTAAGAAAAGGACAATTTAAACAATGTTCTCCATCTGGAACCCAAACATCGACATTGATTTTTGGCATTATTACCCCTCCTTTTGGATATTGTTTATTATTTACTTTTGTTGGAGATTTTGAATTTTTGTTTCAAGAAGTTTAAAAGCAAAACGAGAACCCGCAGAAAAATCATCATGACTAGATGCAATTTCATCTAAACATAATTTAATAATTTCTTTTATTTGGGCGAAAGCATTTTCTTTACCATTCTGGTAAGCAGATTCAGCAGCAAGCATCCAATTCATATTAACCTCACTCTTCATCTTCTTCAATGCAGTCATTATTCTGCTGTTGAATTTTTTTCTGTCTTTCTTTTTTTGCTTTGTGATCTTCGATATCTTCAGCAACGCTCTTAATGAATTCATGAGTTCCAATAGCAAGAGCGAGAAGAGATCCTAAAATAATAAGCACTAAAAAGATAATTAATAAAACTTCTAGAATTGCATTATTCATTTTATAATTTCCTTTTTTATAATATTTTTGATTGGCGGACGGAGATAGGAGGATTCGAACCTCCGGTACTGTTTAGGTACGACGACTTAGCAAGTCGCTGCATTCAACCGCTCTGCCATATCTCCAGATCGGAGTAGTGTGATTCGAACACACGGCAACTACATCCCAAATGTAGCATTCTACCAACTGAATTATACCCCGTTTAAGTGCTCCATTAATGGGAGTTGCACCCATGCTTCTATGGTTCTCGCTACTGAACTATAATGGAGCAGTACGCTCACAGAAGGGTTTGAACCTACGACACTCCGGTTAACAGCCGGATGCTCTACCGACTGAGCTATGTGAGCAAATGTTTGAGCCAAGGCGCCTTGACCTATCGAATCAAACTAATCCGGGCATACTTGACGAGCAGCTGCCACCTCGGCCTCCTCTTATTTAAAGACGAGAACAGGCGTTCGTCAAAAGGGAGTGATGGGATTCGAACCCATACTAACTGCTTGAAGAGTAGTTATGTTCGCTATTACATCATTCCTGCATTTATCTGCTTTTATAATCTTATTGGGGCAGATACCCTCACCGAATACAGTTGTCGCTCACAAGACGTTAGCTACTTTCTTATATATTGCACCAGCACGAGCAGGAGTCGAACCTGTCCGTTTGCAGAATCGAACATGCGCTTCAATAAGAAGAATGACCGTCATTCATGATAGTAGTTGCCGAACAGCTTCATCTGTTCCTGTTATATCCTGTCAATTCAGGCATTACATCGGTTGAATGGGAGTAGTGGGACTCGAACCCACAAGGGCTAGGCCCAGCAGATTTTAAGTCTGCCTCGTTTGCCAGTTTCGACATACTCCCAAATAGTAGGCTGTTCATCAAACTCCATTTAACTACTGCTCGTAGAAGGACTTATAATTAACTCAAATAATTACACGTCATTTCTCTACCTACGTCGGGGTATCCGACCTCGTAGCACCTATAAATACTCACAGAAGGATTTGAACCTACGACACTCATCTCGTCGCATTGAGGGTTATCCTCGCCTATTGCCTGTTGCCTGTTATACCACTTATTAAAATAGGAATCGAACCTATGCAGGACCAGAACGAATGATACTCTACCACTGAGTTATGTGAGCAAATTAAAAAATAAATTTTATTTTTAGTTATTAAATTATCTTGGAACTTCTGCTATGATCAGTTCCGGCCAAGGAAAGATATACTCTTCCATCTCTTCTTTGTCCCAAAATTTTACTTTGGCAATATAAGAATTATACCACCTTTTGAAAAATTCAATTACATAATAATTATGTCTATATTTAAACTGCTCTTCTGTTACTGATGTTTTATTTTCTGTCATATTGCTTAACATTTCTTCATATTGCTCATCAGATAGATTCATTTCTATTTGTTTATTATTTTGATAAACAATAACTATCTTATAAGGATAGGCTGTACCAAGAAATCCTTCTTTTGGAATAGTTTGTAGCAAGTAAAGACAAACATTTTCATCTAAATCAAGATACGTTTTTTCAATTGTATATCCGTCAAAAGGAGTCAAGTCTTTTGGAAAGCCAGATACTATCCAAGAGCGTTCAAATTTTTCATTAAACATATAGATTTTCCTTTCTTACCAAATGGGGGAGATATACGACTCACCGAGGAAGGATTGTGGGAGAGTTGAACTCCCTCCTGCAGAGGTTGAATCTGCTGTGCTACATACACCATCGCTCCATAAAAAAGCTAGTGGAGGGAATCGAACCCACAGCCTGCTCATTACAGGTGAGCTGCTCTACCGTTGAGCCACACTAGCATGGCGGGGGGTGTGGGAGTCGAACCCACGCGTGGAGTTTTAGAGACTCCCGTACTCACCGTTATACGAACCCCCAATATAAGAGTTTTTCTTTCTTTCTTCTCTTATATTTTATCATTTTTTTTTATTTAAGTCAAAAATTTTGATTTTAGAAAGGTTTTAAATTATTCAATTAATTTTGATATTGAACATATAAATCAAATGTTATTGGCGCAGCAATAACAGATGATGAGTCGATCTTTAAACCTGATGAAGTCTAATTATATTCAAAGGTATATTTTTTTATATCATCTAATTCAGACGCTGTAGCAAACACATCAATAATAGCATTGTTTAAATTTGGAATCAATTGTGTAACAGTATTAGTATTATTTGACATTGTTACTGTATAATGTTTATACTATCCAACCACAGGATAAAGATTTCCCCCAAGTTTAAAAAATTCTTGATTTGTATCTGTTGTAAAGCATAAACCGCCATCTGTTATATTATTATGATTTAATTGATTAAAATAGCCATAATAGGGAATTAAATTTGTTTCAATATTTTCATTTGCCATTTATCAATTACCTCCATTCTATGAACTCGGTTGAAGGCTATCGCCAGTAATATAATTGACAGGAGAGTAAACATTATCTCCTTCTATTTTTCCATTATCATTAGGATAAGCAATGGTTGTATATTTTGTTTCTGATATATCGTTATCAAAAATGCTAGATCCAGCAATTTTTTCACTATTTATATTGCTTGCTAACACAAATACTTTTATAGCATTTGGGTTATCATCAAAATATTCAAACATTAAAACACAACCACCATTATCTTTCCAAGTAGCTTCTTCTGAATTAACCACTAATCCTGTTAAAGGCTCAAATGAAGCAGACTAATAACTGTTTTCTTGACTATAAGAAGTGCCTTTTTTTCTATAAAAGAGAGGAGAAGAAATTTCTGTAATATTACAATTAGAATCTGATAAAATCGTTGGAATTAATTCATTTCTACACCAAATAGAATATTCTGCTAGAACTAATCTTATATCAGAAGGAGAATATCCTACATCTTTAAAAGTGCAAAAGCAAGCTCTAAAATATCCTCTTCCGCCAGCGGGAAGACTTTTATAAATTACAGGATTTTCAGGATCTCTTTCATTTGCTTCACGGGTATTATTCCCTTTGCTACTTTCGCCATATTTAAAAGCAGCAGAAATATTAGTTGTTTCTTCAAATCTTCCACATAAATCAATTTTTTTCAAACCATTTAAAAAACGATATCTTTTATTGTTTATAGTTAAATAAACATAAAAAGGTTCATTTATATTAAGAATGTTTATAGTAAACCAATGTTTAAATCCGCCTTGCTTTAATGTTGTTGATTCATCAAACTCGTTGTTTGTGTTATCTCCTAAAATACATAGTGGAGTTTCTGCTTTGCTTATATTATAAGCATAATACCAACTTTTATTAGGCTCAGTCTGTGTAGCTGCGCAAAAAATATCTTCTCCATTTGGAAGTTCATATCTTACTCGATCGCTATATGCAGCTACATCTGTTATTGTATTATAAACAACCATTTCTTTGGTAGGAATATATTGAATTTCATTACTATAAGAAAGCATTTGCAATTCATAGTCTTGAGTGGAAGAAGTCCAACTTCTAAAGCAATATTGCGTTGGAACATCATTATCTACAAATATAGTATTCGCATAGGCAGTATAATACTGTCCATCAAAGATACTGGTGGGAGTATAGCACCCGCTATTTATATTATTAAGATATTCAAGAGTACAAATAATAACTTGATAGTGAAGACATTCATCCGTTGGTAAATCAATACTTGATAAATCTAGGTATTGAGATTTATTAAGATTATTACCATCTTTTCCAGTAATCATTAATTCTTCATTCTCTACAATTTCTATTTTATATAAATAATTGCTCTAAATTTTATTATAGTCAGACCGAGATTTTGTATAGCCAGTGAGAGTTTCATCTGGCCATTCTAAGCTTCTAGAAATCGGCCCCTAATCATAATAAACAGGCATATTATTAAAATTACAATCGGATTCTTTTAAAATATAAATCTATAAATCGGAAATTTTTTCAGATAATTTAGTATTTGGTTCATTATCAAAAAAACCAAAATTGACTCTTGTTGCTAAATTATCCCAACTTCCATTTGGATTTAATTTATATCCTTTCATTGTCTTAAAGAAATTCCAATTATATAATTCTTTTCCATAAGTGGTAATTTTACGTGATAATCTCATAAAATATCACGCTCCTTTAGATTCCGCAGTTTCCGGAAGCAATCCAATATGCAGAACTTGTATTTCCATTTGGTATTATTAATTTTAATCCAATTAAAGCAAAAGGTGCATTTGCTCTTATCGTTGCAAAACCATTCTATGCTGATACATTGGTATATCCAGTTATACGAATATCTTCATACGCTTTTATATAAAGATTATAATTTGTCTAAACAACACCAGCTATATTTATATTATTTGCAAAAAATTCATATTCGGTTCCATTTGCTGTATTAGTAGTAACTTTAGGTATTGTTACTGTTATATTTGTATTATTAGACGTAATATCATAAACATTTAAATGACCTGTAACAGGAGTGCTTGCATTAAATTCAACTCCTACAAAAGCATTAGCTGTAGTGCTAATAGAAATAGCTCCAGTAATAGGATCTCTATTGAAATCATTAGCTGATAAATTAAGCTTTAATTGATTGTCATCTGTTTTTATAAAACTATTATCATATTGATATCTTAATTCTATTTTCTTATTGCCTGAATTTTGTTTAAAATCATTATCAGAAAAATATTTTAATTCTTCACTATAACTTTTAGGTAAATGATTAATTACTTGCATATTTTTATTTTTCCTCCTTTACCTTGTATATAAACTTTCCTACCCCTTTAGATTGGGCAAGAAAGAAAATTTAGTTAAATTTTTATTCTTCAATATAATCATATGTAGATGAAGATGGTAAATTTCTTGTCGATGTATACGTAGATAGCGTTCCCCGTGGAACATATACTTTACAATCCGAAGGAACGTTAGTCCATGCATTTGAGTTATTTACAGAAGGTGGGGTTGTCCGCTTAAAATGTATTTCTCCTAAACCATAACAAGCATTAAATGCGTAGTTACCAATACTAGTTACACTACTAGGAATAGTAACCGACGCAAGAGAACGGCAGTTTTGAAATGCATTGTTACCTATACTAGTTACGCCATTAGAGATAGCGATTGATGCAAGAGAATAGCAATAATAAAATGCATAACCACTAATACTAGTTACACTATTGGGAATCATAACTAATGCAAGAGAATAACAATCTTGAAATGCATAAGTATTAATACTAGTTACACTATCAGGAATAATTATTGATGTAAGAGAATAGCAATAATAAAACGCATAACTACCAATACTGGTTACACTATTAGGAATAGTTATTGATGCAAGAGAGCAGCAGCCTCTAAATGCATTATTACTAATGCCATAAATATTTCCCAACTCTATTTTTTTAACACAATTAAGATACACATATTGTGGGTTTGCCGAACTACTAGTGTCTTTATCAAATATTTTACTACCACTAGTAGTATTGCCTATTATATTAATATTTCCATTAATAGCAACTATATAATCACCTTCATGAGCATATTCATGATTTCCATATACTATTGTAGTTGCACTACTTCCAGAAACAGTGCTGGTAGTACCATCTCCCCAATCAATAGTAGCAGTACCATTTATGCCAAATCCTATATAAGGATGTAATCGTCCTTTTTCAAGATGTACATATAATCGAGTCTTACCATCGTCTGTAATATACATCTAACCAATGTCTAATTTTCCACAAGCATTTACATATGACTTAGCATCTGCAAGTGACCAGTTCCATCCTTGTGGCGTAAGACCTTTATGTTCTGGACTTGGAGGCATTGCCGCAAGATCGAGAAAGTCAGATTTGCTATAAGAATAAAGCAAAGTTCCATCATAGTCTCGAAAGTTTACATCTTTATCTTCAAGAACCTCACTGCTCTCAGTACTGACATTTGTATAAGAAAGCCAAATATTTGTACTAACTTGTTTAAGAGTTAATACCTCATATTGTATTGTAGAGGTTAATTTACCATTTATAGTAACTCCGGCGCCCGCCAATAAAGTTATCGCATTACCAGAGTCATTATATATTTCAATCTATGTTCCTACTGGAACAAAGGAAGACGGTATAGTAATTTGAATTGAAGTATTGCAAGACAAAAAACACTCTGCATGACTAGCATTTAAAGTTATTGAAGATGAAGTGATTAAAACAGGATTAGAATTTGCATATGGTAAATTTTTCCATTGTGTTATACCATCGCCAATTTTATAATTTCTATTTCCTTCAATGGCCATTTCTCCATCTAATAATACCAAAGAGCCATTATCTTCCCATTCTTCGGTAGTATCTTTTTTTAATCGCACTCGAGTTTGAATTATAGCCATATTAACCTCCTATCAAAAGCCATTCATTTGTGGCGACTTGTTTTAATCGGCAGATTTTATCTTGTGAAGTAACTATTTTTACATTATTAAGAGAATGCAAAGTTACTCCAGATGCAGCCATAAAAATATTTTTGCCAGATCCTTCTTTGCTAAAAGCTATTTCTGTGGCTATTGGATAAATATTGGCTGTAATCTACACTCCGATAGTATTAGAATTAGTTAATCTAATACAAGATTCAAAGTAATTAAAATTATTTAACTAAATGACGGGCATAGTAGTTGTACCATTTTTTTCATAATAGTAATTCTCATATACTCCGCCATCTGGATATGTATCTGTACCACCTGGTACTGAATCTACATATGTTCCTTTCCCAGCTCCAGCGACTGTTCCAGTCCATAATCGTTTATTATTTGTTCCAGCAGTCGTTTGAGTAATTTTTAAATATATCTTTTTATCTGCTCCAATAGTAAGCGAACCAATTTTTACATAACTATTAACTAGACTTTGCGAACAATAATTACGAGTATTTTTTGTATATATATCTAAAGATTCGCCTACTTGCCAACTAAAATTTGGAAATTTTGTACTGTCTAATGTTATTTCTGTACCATTTCTTAATATCTAGTTTAAAGTAGGTCCGCCGCTATATGGAATCATAGGAAATCCTGCTGCTACAGCAGCGTTCCATGCTGAATCACTTCTAATTTTATCATCATAAAAAATTATTGAATTACATGGAAAAATCATATCAGGGTGGTCATCATCTTCTAATAAAACTAACTCTTGATCATAATTAGGTCCAGGTGCAACAGTGTATCTATCATATTTTGTAACAGTAGTAGAAGGTGCGCTTGGCATATTAATCATAGGTTTGCTTAGTAAAAATGGAGTATTTTTATAGGTGGCGCCAGTCCCTAATTTTAAGCGAAAATTCTCATTAGTTACTGGTTCACCATCTAATAAAGTAAGATCTGCTAAATTGGCAGCCGTATCTTTTTTAAATTGTAATCGAGTATTTATTTCTACAGCCATGGTTTTATACCTCGATTACTTAGGTTGTAAATATATTTACAGTAGAAGTTCCACAATATAAAATTAATTCATTGATTGCGGAGGCTGTTACGAGTGTTGTTGTAGTGGCGGAAGACGGAAAAGTCGAAGCATAAGCAAGCTCATTCTAGGTACTACCCGTATGAGAATATACATAGTTCCCAGAGGTTGTTTTTTTCGGCAAAGCAGCCTCATCTTCAATCATATATTCAACGCCATTTACATTTATTCTTCTAATAATATTTGCCATTGAAAAAATTCTCCTTCTATTATTTTACGTATAGGATATTGTCTTTTTCATTAACAGAGATTGAATCTTCCCAAAAATCAAGATCATTAACATTAGTGATTCCATCACCTATTTTTATCTTTTTAAGGTCAGAATATAAAATAATCTCTCCTAAAAGAGGAGTAAAATTTTTTGCTTTTTTCCAATTTTCAGAAGTATCTATTTTATGCTAAAGACGTTCTTTCATGGATTTTTCTCCTATAATAAGAAATAGCCGGTTTTCTTATAGATATACTCTAATAGAAAAAACCGGCTAAATCTCTTATCTTTTCAAAGAGTATATATAAAAAAAGTTATCACTTTCAAACTTTTTTAATTGTCAGTTTATCAACTTTCTTCTCTAATGCTACAACGGCGATTTTCAACATTAAAACGTTATCTGGATCATGTTTTAAAGCTATTTTAGCATTTTCGAGAGCAGAATCATATTTCTTTTGATTATATTGTGAAATCGCCAGAAGTAAATTACCTTTTCCTAACCAGAAATCTTTTCTTTCAGTCCAGTCATAATGGCGAACCGAGTTTTCAAAACCTGCTTTAATAATGGCCTCACTAAGAGTATATAACTGCATAGCATTATATACATCGCCCATGCAGAAATAGGGTTCTCTATGTGTTGGGTCAAGCTTAAGGGCTTTTGTATACCAAATTAAAGCATTTTGGTAATCATCTTGTAAAAAGTATAAATCCGCCACTCTTGCGGTCGACTCTTCTTTTACCAAAAGTCTTTCAGGTCTTTCTACATCTGGATAAGATAAAACATTAAGGTATTCTTGCATCGCCATATCATATTCTTTTTTCAAGAAATATTCTCTGGCAAGCAACATTCTAACATGGCTTTCTTCTGGATTTTCTGCAACTGAAAGTTGTAATAAATCAAAATAGCTTCCTCTCGGTTTTGAAGTATCTTGATAATGATGAAGGAAAATATGAGTTCCTGCATCAAGAATCTCTTCTGGCTTTTTCGTATCGTATGGACAAAGAACTTCGTGGACGGGGAACTTCCAATAGTAATTATGATTATGAATTTTATCATATTTAAATACATCTTGCGGTTCGCCTAATGCATTATGAGACCATGCATATGTATAATGACATCTATCATAGCCTTCTTTCCAGTTCGCTCTTAAAATACTACCCCAGCCAGCCTCGAATAATTCATCAAAGTCTGTGCAAACTAATATATTTGCATCTTCTGGACAGAGTTTCATTGATTCATTTCTTGCTACATCAAAACGCCAAGGATTAATTATTTCTTGTTCAACTCTTGTTACACGGGGATCATTTAATAATTTTTCAAAAGATCCATCTGTTGATCCGGTGTCTAATACAACGATATAGTCAGCTTCTTTCATACTGTCAAGCCAGCGATCTATCCATTGCATTTCGTTTTTACAAATTGCATAAACGCAAATTTTGTTTTCCATAAACAAAAAACTCCTTTTTCTCTTTGAAAAGATAAAAGAGAAAAGAGGAAGGAGATCTTCCTCTTTTCTTCTTACTTCTATTTACATTATAAAATATTTTTTTAGATTTTGCAACTTTTTTATCATAATCAGCTGAATGTGTGAGTATGATTCTGCATTGTATGAGTATGGCTGCTAAGAGTATGAGTATGTGCAGCAATTGTAACAGTATGGCTATGGCTACCAACGGCCACTGCGGCTGTACCTGTAACGGTAGTATCTGTTGTGCCGATACTGTGATTATGAACAGGAAGCTGTCCGGAGCTATTAACAGTAGTTGCAGTAAATGTGATTTCATGAGTATGTGCTGCAGGAGCATTGTAACTATGACTATGAGCATCTACTGTAAGAGTTGTTGAAAGTGTTTCGGAAACAACTGTAATGCCATGTGTATGTGCCTTAGGTGCAGTGTAGCTATGGCTGTGTTCTCCAAGGTTAACACTATGTGTATGTGCTCCAGCAGAAGCAGCTGTACCAGTAGGAGCAGATGTACTAAGAGTTGCGCCAGTAATATGATTGACTGTGACTGTTGTAACAGAAATAGTATGATTATGAGCTACACCAGGTACATTATGAGTATGTGCGCCAGCAGAACCAGCTGTTAATGTCTTAGTTGCAGTATCTGCGTTTACAGTCTTGCTAGACCAAGAAAGGACTCCGTTTTCGTCAACCGTAGCACTTCCTAATACTGTAGTTGTTGCAGGAGTATAGCTAACACCATGAGTATGTGCACCAGCGCTTTCAGCTGTTGAAGCGGCAGGAGTACCATTACCTGTACTAGTTGGAGCGCTGTTGATTGTTTTAGAAGAGCTTGTTAAATTAACGGTATGGCTATGGGCATTTGTGCTTACTGTATGTGTATGAGCGCCTTTTTCTTCTGAAGTAACACTTAAAGTAGCTAAGCCAGTATTGGCACTTTGAGTACCATTGCCACTATCGGTTGCATTAGGAGCGCCTTTTGTTACAGTAAAGCTAATTTCTTTACTAATTGCACCGCCACTTCCAGTAGTAGATGCAGTAGAACCATTCTTAGATCCTGTAGCAGCACTTGCTTTACTATAAGAGCCAGAAACAGAAACTGTTATTCCAGTAGAAGCTGAATTACCTGTTGTTGTATTCGGCTTTGCATATGTAATTGTAGCAGAACCAGATGCTGTTTGAGAACCGTTACTACTTGTTGTCGGTGTCTGCAAACCAGCACTACCTGTTTGGTTGGTGCTTGGGCCACTTGTTGTGTTATTGCTGGGGCCGCCAGATGCAACACCTTTCTGTACATAATTGCTTAAATCTGTGGCGGTTGTGCCAATTTTTTCCCATGAAGATCCTACAGCTGCATATTCAACATAAGAGCCTGATAATGCGCCAGATCCAGGAACTAAATAAATTTTATTCTTATCTGCAGCAGAAGCTTCCAGAGTACCAGTTATTGTTGTTGATCCACTTGTCCAAACAACACCTTTAGGAGTATCACCAGCTGCAGTACAAACGTAAAGCGAGAAACCCGCATCTATCATAGATACGATTTCTGCACCAGTTTTATACGAAGGTGTATCAACTGATCCAATATTAATTTTATCGGCATTTAGTCTATGATAAGTGGTGCCGATTTGAACTTCTTGGATATTGGTTCCATAAGTTTTGGCCATTTATATATCCTCCTATAATTATTTTCAATTTTATTTAAATTAGATTATTGACGACCAATCTTTAAGCCAAGAACGCCATTGTTATCATCCCAGCTATAAGAGGCTCCGCCAATATCTTCTAGTAAATAATCAGTAGATCTTTTTTTGATTTCTCCTGTTAAAGAATCTGAGACTAATACATTGTCTATACTCTCTTCAAGAGGCACTCCATCAATCTCAACAATGGAAAGATGCCCATTTAAAATCAAATTATCAACATAATCATTACCAGTGACCAATATATTATCCTCATTAAGGCGTAATGCGCCAGTGTCAAAGAAAGAATAATATTGTCCATTGGTTAATTTAACCATTTTTATTACGCCTGTTTGGTTGGGCATGTAATTTACCTCCTTATAAAAAACTATTGATCATTTCTATATATATTTCTTTTTTAGCATAAAAGAATTACTTGGAAATGACCAAAATTTTTTATAGCTATTTTTATTGTTTATAATAAAAAAAAGCTCCTCTCCAAGAAGGAAAAGGAGCTTTTTTATTATAAATTGTAAACTCAGGTGAACGAAACACTCTTTGTCTGTCCAGCAACAACCACATCATCAACAGTAAGTGTGATAGCAGCGGGTGTGAAGGCAGCGGTATCGATTTCCTGCTTGTAGTAAGCAGCTTTTGTAGGAATAAGACCAACTGCTGCGTTACCAGTGAATGCAGCATTCTGGAGCTGAATTCCGCTCTGGCTGAAGCTAAGGTTGTACTTATTACCAGTGAATGTAGCCTGAGAAACAGCACCACCAACGCCACTCATAACGCTAGCATTTTCGAATGTAGGCATTGAACCAGCGTTGAATGTGCCAGGAACCCAAGAACCGCCATTCCAGTTAGAAATAACAGAAGCTTTACCTGTGTCAGAAGCTGTGAAGATTAAGCACTCAGCGTCTGCTCCAGATCCTATTGTAGCAGTAAGACCTGCTTTAGCAAAGCTATCAGATTCAGCAAGAGTAAATGTAGGAGCGGTATATGTACCAATTACGTTGTTTGCGAAGCTCGGAACACTACCAGCAGAAACGACTGAACCAACAACTGTTGCCATTGTAGGAGTTAAAGCAAGGGACTGCGAACCGATTGTACCAGCAGGCTGGAATGCGCCATCATTATCAGCAGCAACTGTTACATCACCAGACACATTGATTGTACCTGTGATAGAACCAGAAGGTGTATAATCTTTATCTCCAACTAAAGTAATTTCTGTAGCTGCGCTAGCGTCTTTAATTGTTACGGAGATGGAGCCAGCAGACTGACCTTTTGCTTCGAGACCGGTAACTGTTACAGCATCAATAGTAACAGAACCAGCGCTCTTATCAGCGAGTTCGCCAAACTGGTGAATGTCAACATATCCACCGTCTCTCTTCTGCTGGAGTTTTCTACCAGCAGCGTATGTAACATCTGTTACGTAGCCAGAAAGATCGATTGCTGTAGAACCGATTTGTTCCCAAGTGTATGTATAAGCACCTTCAGAACCACTTCTAATTGTAATCCATTCAATGTATGAACCAGCAGCAGGAGATTGAGCTGTCATATAAATCTTGTGGAATGTATCTGCGGAAGCTGTAGGAAGATCTTCGCCTACGGGAACTACTACGACGTCAAAGGAAGGAATTGTTTCAATAACAGAATCGACATAATCCATAACCTGGGCGCCGGTAACAAGCTTGTCGTTATTACCAACAACTTCACTTATTTCTCTCCATGCAGCATCTGAAAGAGCTGCGACGGCATGAGAACCAAGAAGAGTTTCAAGATTTGCTCTACCTTCAGCATCTTTCAGGTAATATACAGTATTACCTACTTTTACTTTGGAAAGGAGGGGAGTGTTTTGATAATCAATTGCCATATTATGTATACCTCCAAAAAAATTTTTTTTTATATTTTTGTTTTATATATAAAAGGGATTACCTTTTATTTTTGATTTAGGTTTAATTAGGAATATAGGTTAATATTATTTTATAAGTATTGGGACTAGCATGCCATCCTTCTGTAATACTATTATAAGCACTAATACTGATTTTAGTATCAGAAATAGAAAAAGCTCCTTCGTCGATAAGATATGTTTCATGAGTCTATACATTTTTACTACAAAAACAACTGCAATAAACAAGTTTATCTTTATCATTATAAAAAGAATATCCATAAAAACATTCTACATATTCATTATCGCTAGAATTGTCATTCTGATTTATAATAAATATAGATAAAATCTAATTAAGGTTATTTGGTTTATTAAATTTTAACAGTTTTTTATTATCAATATTCTCAATACTATAAGATGAGATAATTTCTGTTATTGTTTGAGAAGAGATTCCTCTAATTTTATTTGGCATTTGAGAAACCTGAATAGGATCATTAGAATTGATTTTATATTTAATAGCTGCTGCTATATCACGAAATATTTGTTCATCTACTAATTTCATTCCCATAATGCTCACCTCTTAATATGAAGCATCCCCAGAAAGAATCAAACTATTAATATAATTAACAATAGCTCCTTCTGTTGGTATCGAGGAAGATGTAGTATCAGTACCTATACTATTAGTTATTTTAGATAATGCAATATATGTACTCGCAGTTAATGACGAACCATTAACATATATGTCAGTAATACTATGTGTATGACTACTTGGAGTATAT